CTTCGTACTCTTCTTCTACTTCAGGCAGGGCTACTAACACACGATAGCCTACAGGTTTTGGTAATTGCGCTTCAAAAGTAGCTTCTTCTTGCTCCTTTCGTATGTGCTCAGGCACAGCGAGTATTGGTTCAGTCATCGTCTTCTTCCATATAGTTTCTAGCGAGGTCTTCGATGTGGTTTATACAGGCATCGTATCCTCGGATTTTACCTGTTAGTTCTCGGTATTCGGCGTAGCTGTTAGCTCCGCCTCCACTAAGAAACTCTTGCACGGAGGCTTTATCCTCTGTGACCTTATCTTTCAGCACGTCAAAGACGGTTTTAGCCATTATCTATTACCTTTTGGTTTATTGATGTTTTGCATGTTTAACAAGTCCATATCTAACTTGGTATTATCTCTGCGGCGATCTGCGGCCATACTTGCCCCCGCTTTGCGCTCGTCTAACTCTAGCTCTGCTTGTTCTATTTGCATTTTCATTTGTGCAAGCTGGGCTTCTAGTTTTAGTTTCTGTTGCGCAAGTTGTGCATCAGTCTTGTCTTTCATTAATTTACGTTGCGCTTCTTGCTGTTTAGCTTGTGCGTCTAGCTGATCTTTCTGAGCTTTACGCTGTACTTCTTGCCCTTTAATTTCCATCTCTTTCTGTTGTAACTGGAATACAGGGTCTTGTTGTTGCTGTTTAGCTTGTTTTTCTGCTTGTTCTTTCTTATGCCCATCTTTAACTTGTTGTCCTGCCTGAGCTACCATTCGAGCTAGATTAACCTCAATTTCTTCAGGTAATTCAGTATCTGGGGCTGGTAGAGGTGCGCCAAGTTTTTCTTCTATCTGCTCCCTATACAAGAACGCGGTGTGTTCAGCAATGTGAGCTTGGATAGCGGCTATGATCTGCTTACCTTGTGGATTCTGCCCTATAGCCGCCGCTATAAACGGATCTTCCAAGAACGCTTGGTGAGCCGCTATATGAGCCTTATGGTCTTGGTAAATAAACGCTTTGACAGGCTTACCAACCAAGAACGCCATGTTCTCACTAACAGGATCTATCGGTTTAGCGTCATCAGATGTTGGTATTAACTTTTCAGCGTTCTTAACACCTAACACATCTATCATCTGCCTATGTAACTGTGGTAAGTCGTATATCTGTGGTGCTTGTGATGCCATCTGGAGGACAGTCTGGTACTGTACAACGCGTTGCGCCATTGTAGTGTTGTTGGGATCGCTGACAGGTATAACTTCTACCATGTTATAGTCAGACTGCTTCGCCATTACCTCACCACGATAGGGCACATACTGGTACTCAGCAGGTGCATACTCAGCCATAAGAGCTTTAAGTAATTTAAACTCTTGCTTCATAGCGTAGTGGACACGGGCTTGTACTGCCGCCATAGGTTTTAAAGTGCGCTCTAATATTGCAAGGGTTGTACCAACTGGGGCATTAGCGGACATATCAGAGATGTCCAAATCACTTATAGCCCCCAGCCGCCGACCTTCGGTAGTGATTTTATCTAGTAGCGCTAGTAGTGTTTGACTAGGCTCTTTGTACGGTAAGGGCATAATGTTGTCACGAATCGCACCTGACGGCACGTCAACATCTTTCCACTCACCCGGCTCTATCGGTGTGTCATCACCCTTGATCCGTAGACCACGAGACTTCAGACCACCCGGCAGGTTAGATAGTGTACCTGCGTCAACAAGTTGTCGTATGAGCGACGTTCCTGCGCGTGCGTACCCGCCGATGATGTGTATAAGACCTAGACCGTAGAACCCAAATCCGGGCACGTAGTTATAGTGTACGAAGTGCTGACGCTTCATATATAGATCGTCATCTTCGTCCCAGTTACGGCGTATAGCTAAAACTTCACCTGTACCACGCTCAATAGTCATAACGTACGGTTTAGCTATCTCGTCTTTGTCCTTGTCCAGTTCTTCTATAAACAAGTCTGCGTGAATCTCATACAGAGTGTAGCGGTCGTCATCGCTTACCGAGTAACCACCTTCTTCAGCTTTACGTTCTTCAATGTCGCTGTGAAACGCTTTCGGCTCGCCACACTCAACGTCAAGATAGAACCCCATAGCTTGTAACTTTCTAAGCTCGTTCTTAGTCTTACGCATAACGTGTGTAACACGCTCGGCAGTCTCGATAGTGGACGCACCATAAGGCACAATGACTTCTTCTGCTGGTATGTAGTGAGCGCACACCCTGTCCATATTTGGCTCGTAGTACACTTTCTTGAACGCAGACCCTGCTAAACCAAGGCTGTACAACATGCGCTCATGCTCAGGCCTGTACTCCACCATGTTCTCAGTCAACTCATAGTTCATATCTGCACGTACACGTTCTGCGGCCTCTTCCTTATCCTCTGTCTCTTCACCGAGTATCTTAGTTTTTACTGGGCCTTGTGGCGGAAACGTCTCTGACATAGCCTCCGCTTGGAACCGTATAGCCGCTTCAGCGAGCACTGTAGAGTACACACCACACGCGCCTTCCCACGGCTCTGTACGTTCTTCGTACTTAAACCCAAGAACATCAAGACCATCTACATAAGTTTCAGCCCAGTCTTTGCGGCTTTGCACATCAGCATCTACTAGCTCCATGATCTCGAATGAGATTTTAGCCAGTTCTTCGTCATCTAACTTTTCAGCTAGGTTATCGTCAAACTTAGACTCTATGTCATCACCGCCGGGTACTAGCGTAATTTCTACACTACCATCACTTAGCGTAACTTCTTCTGGATCAACAATCTCAATCTCTAACATTTCAGCGTCAGGTAAATCTTCGTCTGACATACCTTGCGGTGCTTGTAATATGCTCTTATCTATATCCATGGTCTACTCCTAGTAGAATCTGTCGCCCCTACGCGACTTAAAATATTTGATTTCGTCTGGTTCATCTGTGGGTAGCTGTATAAACCCACCTTGTCTAAAACGCATCAACGCCATTACCGTCGAGTCAACTAAGTCATCATGCGACATAAACGGAAAACCTGCAATCTCCTCTACAACCTCTTCCGCCCAACGCGTTGCTGGAACCCAGCATAGCCCTGATGCCACAATATCTGTTACAGAATTCAAACGCGCCAACTTATCGCCCGTACCTCTGTGCGGCGTATACTCAGATACAGGTAGTCCCATTCTACGCATCTCTTGGTAGATAGCTACACCGGAACTCTTTTTCTCTACAATAAACGCATCTGGATCCCACGAGTCGTACTCTTCCATACACAATGTTTTTAAATCTGGAAACTCCAAACGCTTCTTTATGGAGTTTAGGAGTATGATGTTGTACGCATCTCGCTCTTCGTTAAAGAACACGCCCCACGTAGTCAGCGCTGTATAGTCAGCCCTGTTGTGAGTTTCTGCCGCCGCGTCCAATGACATGATAATATATTCACAGGCGGGGGGTTTATCGTCGCCCCACATCTGCCACCACTCGCGTTTTACTATAGATGCTTCTTCTGCGGTGGGTTGTTGTTGAAACTGTGCGTTCCACTGGAACACCGGCATCGACGCTTTGGTACGTAACAGTGCTTCTAGGTCAAAAAACTCCGGCCAGAGCGGTTTTTGTACTTCTTTACCGGTTTCTTTGTCTACTGTGTCCAGTATGGCCGGAAATTCTATGACCTCAAACTGATCTGAGCGTGCATTTTGCGTCATATCACGTATAACACGTCCAGTTAAGTCGTCCATGTGCCATCTTGTCTGGATAATAGCCACTCTACCACCCGGCATGAGCCTTGTACGTGCTCCAAACGTATACCACTCGTAGGCTTTTTCAAAAACGGTAAAGTTTCCGTTAATTACGTCCTGCTCTGAGTGTGGATCGTCGATAAGAAGGAGGTCAGCACCCCGCCCCGCCAGCGCCGATCCCACACCACAGGCGTAATACTCGCCCCCGACGTTTGTATTCCACCGTCCGGCTGATTTGGAGTCTACCGCGAGGCTAACTGTAGGGAAGATAGCCTTATACGCGTCCATACTGATGAGATTTCGCACTTTACGGCCAAAATCCACCGCCAAATCGGTGGTGTGGGACACCATCATGACTTTTTTTCCGGGATTTCGCCCTAAAAACCACGCTGGATAGAAAATTGACACTAATTGAGACTTACCATGACGCGGTGGTATGTTTACACATACCCTATCACGGTCACCTGCCTCAATTGCCATAAGCTCATCAGCCAAAATACGGTGGTGTTTGCCTACTAAGAACTCAGGCATCATTGCTTGGGCAAAATCTATAAGATCGGCATACGCCGCTTCGTTACCTTTGCGGGAATCTAGCTCTTCGACAATGCGATTGATTTCCGCCAACTCGTCATCAGAGTAGCTATCAAGGTTGTCCAGCATAATCTGGACTTCTGCCTCAGTAAAATCAGTCGTCGTCGTATGTTGCATCGTCTTCTGGCCCAAACTCATACTCAATATCAAGTGCGTCGTTCTCTACAACTACCGCATCTACTATATCTTCTATAGGTCGTACTAACTTTTCTAACTTACCGCGCAATTTTGCACGTAAGTCATCGCTAGATTGGTGTGTAATAGTCACTTCAGATTTCTCCGCAAATAATCCTACATCAGAAATCTTACCTAGTAGCTCTAAAGCCCGCAGTCTGTGGCGTGCGTCAGGGTTTTCCGTTTCTAATAGTAGTTTGTTGGTTACTAAATGACGTACCTGAGTAGCGCTTTGCACTACGGACTGGCCGAATTCAGTAAGTATGGTGTTTGTTAAGATAAGTGATGCTGGTGTAAGAGCCGCCATTCGTTTGGGGGTGGCTTTCTTGGATGTCTTTTCAGGGTCGTCAGCGTAAGCCACGGCTAATTTAGCCGCTACATCCTCGTCTTCTTTGTTAGGTTTTATGTTTAACCCGTAGTCTGCCAAGAATAAAGAGGTGTTAGCCGCCGCACCCGCTTGGAGTGTTAAGTCCATAAACGGATTTTCGTCTGAAAGTGGAACACTAGGTTCCGTTTCTAATACTAAAGCCATGTTTTTCCGCAGGTTATTAGCCAGTTTTTGAAATATAGCACAAAAAAAATTTTTGTCTAGGGTTTAAATTACATAGGGGGGTACTTTGTCAATAGACCGTTGCTAGCAGAGGTCTATAAAGTCAATAAAGTTAAGTTAGTCAAGTAGGTTAAGTAGGTCAATAAAGTCAAGTTAGTCAATAAAGTCAAGTTAGTCAGACCCCCAAATGACGTTGTGTGTTTTATACAAACTTGTTAGGACATAAGTACTGACAGCTCTGCCACTAATAATATGAATATTGGCAACGATAAATATAAC